TTAATCATGCTCTATCACTTCCATATATCTATTTAATTTAACGTTAAAATTTACTGTATATACTTCATAGAATGGATTTTCAACAGGTATTACTATATCGGCAGGATACCACGTTTGCATATTGTCATTACTATATAAAAAACTACTTTGCCACCCTTTTTTATCATCTATGAATAAACCCCTATTAATTATCCAACATTCTTCATTAGTATCTAAATCTTTCATCTTAAATAAATCAATCTTAATTCTTGTTAAAGGATAATTGTTTCTATTAGCAATTTCATATAATTGTGCTATGTATTCTCTATATTCTGGTAGTTTTTGATAACTAATTGTACCAAATCTATTTCTATTTGTTGCTATATGTTCAAGTTTTAATTTCTTTTTCATGCTATCACCTCACTAATTCTTATAAAATAATAATGCAACATTACTATATTCTTCATCACTTCCTGGAATAGTGGCAATTCTATTTTTTATTCTTTCTATTCTATCGTTTAAGTACTTAATTGCCTCGCTTGTTGTTGCAAATTCAGTTTCAACTTTTCTCATTAAGTCAACGTCATTTGCAACTGCTTCAAGAATATCAACTACTGTATAGAGTAAATCACGCTGCATAGTTGATTTATTATATGTGTCGTTAGCGTTTAGGTTGTTTTCTTGTAAAAACGTAGTATATTCTGCATCAGAAAAATATTCTTTGTTTGCTAGTTCTAGTTTTAAACGTTCTAATACTGTCATAGTATCAACTCCTTAATTTCTTGACTAATTAAAAAATTTATTGGCAGAAAAAAAGTAGGTTTACTAAGTGCAAAAAATCAAAAAAGGGGTAATTAAAAAAAGAAATAAGCATTAACGCCTATTTCTTAAGTTCTTCATAGCATTTTCTAGTTCATCATCTACAATATGCGTATATATCATTGTTGTTGAAATATCAGAATGTCCTAATGCCTTTTGAACTAATCTAATATTTTTAGTTTCCCTCAGTAGATCGGTCGCAAAACTATGTCGTAAAGTATGTGGTGATACCTTCTTTTCAATACCTGCTTTTTTAGCATATTTGCTAATCATTTCCCTAATATCCCTTGCCACTAACTGTTTACCATTTCTATTAGTGAATACATATTCTGTTTTTCCTAATTTTTCAGCTTGTCTTTCTTTCCATAAACCTAGTATTTTCAACGTTTCATCATCTATCCATAGTATTCTGTCTTTTTTTCCTTTGCCTTCCACTACTTTAAGTTGACCAGTTAGTAGATTAATGTCAGCCCACTTCAAATTAATAAGTTCTGATAATCTTAATCCAGTATTTAGAGTTAATTTAATCATTGTTTTATTTCTTTGACTTGTAAAATATCTAGTATTAAATGTATTTAATAATATTTGCTGCTCTTGTTCTGTTAAAAATTCAGGTATTTTTCTTTTAGCCATGATAACCCACCTTTCATATTTTACCACCTATTTTATACATTATAGGTGGTTATTCACTTATATTATTATTATAAACTAAAATAAGTGATTTTACAAGTAAAAAAGGTGGTTATTCACATAATTTACTTCATAATACACATTAGAAAAAGTGAATCATATTAGCCCTAAATATCAATATATGATATTTAGGACTAACTTTCATGCTTATATCATACCTCTATTATGCTTTGGGATTTATAATTTGTAACAGCGAATTATTTCACGTCCAATCCTACCGACCCACTGGTCAGTTTAGTTACATAAATGAACGATTATTCATTTATCTTATACTCTATATATTGTATTTGCTAAAATATAACAAACTATATATAGTGTATAATGCTATCTACTACATATAGTGTATCTATTCTATACCATCCACAATATCTTCCTTTATTCTCTTAATTTCTACATCAACATTATCTGTGAGTGGCGACTTCTCTATATATGATTTCAAACTAATAGCCCCATCATTGTATTGTTTGCTTAATTGTTCTATAACCTCGCTTGTATCTATAGGTCTATTAAAATTAAATTCAACATCTATATAATCATCATTAGCAAACTTGATACCTTGCTTATTTAATAATAATTTTATTTTCTCAAATCTTTCCTCAAAACCATCTCTTAAATAAACTTCTAATTCACGTGCCATATTATCTAAGTTTTGATAAAGTATCTTTAAACTAACTTCACTTACATTAGCTATATTGCTTTGTCCGAATACATGACTAGGCACACCTGATATTACTACAAGTTGCTCTATCAAAGCATTATAAAGCATCTTTATACTTTCGCTATCTAGATTAGCTACTGCATATTTGAATTCTCCGTCATCTAGATTTATAACATACCCTACTGCATCAGCATCAATAGCGCCTTCCACCCTCTGCCCTGTAGTATATGCCAATGGGTTCAAACTAAGTATAGTTATTGCATCATCCATTTTATTAAGTAGATACTCTATCTTATTCAGTATCGGCTTAATATCTTCAAGCAAACTACGCCCAAACAATTCATCTTCGCTGTTCTGTCCGTTCGTGTAGTGAATTGGTAGTCCCGTCAGATTAACTCTACTATCAACTAAAACATAGTTTCCACCTGCATTAGTCCATTTATTAACCTTATTCTCACTATATATAATATAATAGCTTATATTACTTAAACTATCTGTCCAGTGTTCAATAAATCCAACATATTCACCAAATTCATTATAAATAGGATATGAGTCCTCTGGTGCTATTAATTTACTTGTAATTTTACCTTTATCATAATATACATACTCATAAGCATCTCCATATGAGTTAAGGGTCTTAACTATTTTGTAATTGGTATTGTGAAATTTCCCACTTCTGAATACCTTGTTAAATTCTCTAATCATATCATCACTACCAGCCAATGATACTCTTTTACCCATTATATAACTGTTGTGAGTTCTTAATATACTCTTAGCTGTTTGTAGTATCATCTTAGATACTTTTAGTTCTTTATCTTTATATATTATATCTTCTCTATTCAATACTTCATGCAATTTTCCGTCCAAGTATTGCTTATTATTAAGTACATTAGCAATTCTACTCATATGATGTGCTTGTTGTACTTCTTCAATAAACCAATAAGGATTATTTGAATATTGGTTTTGAATATATTTTTCTAAACTCATATTATACCTCCTATTTCAAAACTAATATTTTAAATTCTATATCAGCACAACTATCTATAAAAAAAGGAATAGTCATCGTCTTGATACTATCCCTTCTAATGAGTACAGTATTTTTAGTTTTGTAATCATTGAATATATAATATTGATTATCAAACATTTCTTTTTCTGCTCTTGTCATATGTTTAGTTCTATTTTTATTCAGCCAATCAACAAAGTTACATGATTCTGTAGCTGTTGTATGTACTTTAACTATTTGTCTATTCCCTTTTAGAACAAACTTCAGTTCAACCAAAGTAGTATCTAAATCAATCTTATCTTTTTTAATTTTAGCCACAATATCACTCCTATCACGCACTCTTATACCAAATACCCGTATCCATTCCCAACAACGCCATAGCAGTAGCCATTACTGCATCATCATGCCTACCCCTTATAGCACCCATTTTTTCACCACTAGCAATGAAAACTTTCATTTCCTCTAGCAAATACTTGCTATTAATCAATATTTGTCCTTCTTCAAATTTCTCTCTAAGCCCATTTATGAGAAGTGTCTTAGTTTTGCTATTAGTTACAAAACCTACCTTTTTCTTCGCTCTACCCCTAGCATCATATTCTTTGTGCTTGTGCATATTCTTATATTTGTAATCATACCTTAATTTTGATACTATTGTATGTCCTGCTGATGCTTTTTCTACAACTAGATAAGCATAATTGTAGTATTTTGCTATTTCATATACAACTTCTGCAAACTGGTGAGGTGCTATCTTATTATCACGAAATTCTGCGACTTGTACGCCTTCATCTGAAAATACTTCTATAACTGAATAGTCCTGTCCAACACCTTCTCCACTATCAACACCGATATAATATTTCATATCTATTTTTGATTTTTCCCAAATAAATAATGACTTGTTTAAGTACCTTTTAAGTACACTAGACAAGTCATTAAGTTTATTTCTTCCTATTGGTTTAGGTAAATATCTTAATCTTTCTAATATCTTTGCACTATCGAATATATTATTGCCCGTAACTAAAAATGCTTCAGTATCTGTCGCAGGAAATTCTTGTCTAAACTGCTCAAGTGAACTATTTGCTATCTTTAACCTACGCCATATCAACTGCTCTATAGTTGCACCTTTACTCATTAAATCCAATTCTTCAGCGTCAAGTTCACCCTTAGTTAGTAGTATGCCATTTCTATTTTTCCAAATTTTAACTGCGTTATCATAGTCCTTCTCAAACATTGACTTATTTTCATACCAATTCGCAAAATAAGGTTTATACATATTCTCGCCATTCTTTGCTTTCTGCCATAGTTCATGGAAATAGTTCATACCATTTGCAGTTGACTCAAGTACTATTTTTCCATCTGGAACAAGTGCCTGTTCTATCGCAAGTAATTGTTTTTCTATTGTATCCTTCATAAATGCCACTTCCGACAAATGTGCAAATTTCAAAGTAAGTCCCCTCGCAACATCTTTATTACCACAAGTCGCAACGATTATCCTGCTACCATTTACAAATTTCAATTCTTTTTTATTGTTATTAATTAATGCAGGTCTTAACGGTTTTGGAATAGTCCAGTACATCTGCTTCAACTTCTCAAATATACCTGTCGCACTATCTATAGAATAAGACATTAGCAAGCATGTAGAATGAGGTTGGGTAGTTGCTATCCACAATGAATAAGCAGTCATCAATACACTAAATCCAAGTTGTCTACTCTTTAATATAATATTATACTTATCAATATTTTTTATAAAATCAGATTGCAATTCATTTAACCTAAACGGTACTATCTTACCTTCTTTGTTTGCTATCTGCAAAAAACTTTCAATCCATAATCTGGGATTATCTAATATCTTTCTCAACTTCTCTGCATTAGTCATCTATATCATCAACCTTTATTCCTGCTAATAGTTCGTGTAATTCGTCCTTTTCATCTGCGAAAAACTCTTTACTGAAGTCCATGAGGAATTTTGCAGATTGAACATCGCCTTGCATAGCTTGTTCATAGAATTTATCGTAAAGTTTTTTTAGCTTGATAGTATGTTGCAACTTCATATAATACTTAATTGCACTTGTAACGTCAGGTTCAAGCAACCAATTTTCTATTGTATCCCAACCAACACCATTCAAGTGTCGCTCTGAAAATGCTTTAAAATCTTCTCTTTCACTTTCATCTGTACAATACCAAATCACAAATCTACCTTTTGTCTTGTTTGTACGTGCAAATATCTTTTGTTGTGCTAGTTTTTTAGGTTTTTTAGTTGGCATATTATTCACCTTCTTTCAAATATTTCGTCATATACTTCTGCAACGCTTGGTATTCAAATTCAATTATTTCAATTTTTTGTTGATTTTTTTTGTTAATCGTTGACAATATTTTAATAATTGAATTATTTCGTTCATATCCTACTCCTCCTCAACAACATAAGATAACTATATATAATTATCAAATTTTACAATAATAAAAGGGTAACCATTTTCGGCTACCCTATATTGTTCTTTAATTTTTTTGTTAGCACGTATTCTTATTAAATCATAACTATCCAATATTTCCTGTAGTGATCTTTTAATTTGTACTTTAGTTAGTGTTTTGCCATATTTGCTTTTTAGAATTTCAACTATTTCTTTTTCTGTAGCATAATTTTTGCTATTAATTAAATAAAAAATAATTTCTACAATATCATTAGTTCTTTCATTTGATGCTTTAGTTGTACCTTTTTTATTCTGATAATGATATTGAGGATATAATATATTTGCTAATCTTTCCCCAAAAGTCCTCAATATATTTTCTCTGCTTAAACCAGCCATACTCATATTATTATCTTTCCATAATTGAGCCATCTTTTGGGATTCTTGTAATATAGGATATATATATGAATTAATAGATAAATATGTAATATGTTTTGTATGGACTCTTTTACCTTTCTTATTTAATGTTGTAGCCATTTTTCTTGATTTTTTATAATAACTTTCAGGTAAATTTTCTTCAGAATGTTTATTTAATAAATTCAAAAATTGGAATAATACTAACTTTTTACTTATTTCTTTTGCAGAATTAGAACTCATTCCAAGTTGTTTTGTAATATATCTTGTACTAGCAAAAAATATTACATTACCATCTTCATTAGTTAATTTTTCATCTCTAATATTATCCATTGCAATTAAATGTAATCTTTCTAAAACATGGATATTTCTTTTAATTAATTTATAGACATCTGGAAATTGTTCTTCTAAAGTTCCATCTCTCAATAACCTTAAATTTTCTTCTAATATTTCTTTTTGTTCTTTCTGCCACTCTGTTTCCTTAATTTCTAAGTTATATAATTCTTTTATAAAGTTATATGCTTGTGGCTTTGTTTTTGCTTTTATTAATATTTCAATAACTCCTACAATATTAGTAATGACCCCACAACTAGAACTATGACATTTATATATATAAGCCCCATTATCACCTTTAAAAATTCCAGCCGATGGATTATTGTCATTATGAAATATACATTTAAAACTAGATGGATTATTTATTCCTAACAACTCAGATAAATCAATATTTTTAGTGATATATTCATAAAAATCTTGCCTAGTTTCAAATACTGTTTTTTTATTGATATTTAATACACTTTGCAAATATTTTATGTTTTTATCTTTTATGGCTTGTATATTATAATTTATAGTTGAAGGGGTTTTTTCCCCCACAATAGTATTAGTATATTTATTAATACTATTATATTGTGGGGGATTTTCTTCAAACCTTTTATCATACCATTTTTCACTATATTTTTTCAATATATTTTCAACGTTTATTACACTATTATAATTCTCATATACAATACTTCTACCACCAAAATATATTCTATTTAGGTTTTTACAATGTTCATCACCAATAAATAGTTGATTTAATATATTTTGTATTGCTAATGCTTCATCAATATTAGTTATTATTTCATCTACAACAAACACTAATCTAAATTTGTGTTTTTTTTCTGTATGACTAAATGAAGTATAAATAAAAGTAGGGACTATATCAATTTCCCTACTCTTATTAATTGCTTGTTCAATTGTCAATCCATCATCTACATCAACCATGAATACTTGTTGTTCTTGCCATTCATCTTGTTTTCTTCCACATATTGCAGGTTTGATGCTATATCCTTCAATAATCTTATTTGCTAATTCTTTTACACTTATTTCTACTACATTTTCTTCTCTACCTAATCTATTAACTATACTTCCTATTTCTTTCCCTATAGGTTTATTATTGTATTTTAAATTATCAATCATACATTTAATTTTCATCTAATCTCTTCCTCCCAACTACACAATACTCATTTTCAAAAAATTCTTTCGTACTAATGCACTAGAAAAAATCTTTTTCTTGTTCAAACTTTTTGAGTTTATTTTGTTTAAATCTACCCCCACATTTTTAAATTCTCTATATTTGTAAAACTGCTCTGTAGGTAGTTTTAAATTAATATTAAATAACTTAGATAGTCCTTTTAAATCAATATCTGTATGCAAATACCCTTCATTATCAATGTATATTTGCTCATGTAGTTTGTATTTTCTTATAATCTTATAGAAATGTTCCTTATCATGTCCCTGTACTATATCAACAAATTCAGGATATTCTAATATGTCTATGTACCATTTTTTAAATAAATTAGCATTAAAAAAATACTGCTTAAATGCAGTATCTATTGATATTAATACTTCTAATTGTTCAGTTGTAAATTGATTAATATCTATATCATACACAGACATTATTGATATTAGTGTACTTCCTGCAAACTTTTCTGTATAATTAAATCTAGTAATGTCTTTGTTTAGTGATATTGCTCTTTCGTTATTGAAGTATGTTACATGATTTCCGAATACCCTGACATTTTTTGTTGCATCTAAATCAACGCCTATATATCCTTTTTTGTCGTTTGTATCAACAAAATATATGCTACTAAAATCATAAAAACCTTTGACTTCACAACTGAATAATAGATTTAATAGATAACATGAAGCTAAACTATCAATATCATTAGTTAAAATTAACTTATCGCTTTTGTTGTCAATATTTTTATACCATTTGTCGAATTTTGTAATATAATCTCTATTCATCATCAACACAAAGAAGGTTGTATAAACCTTCCCTGCTTGACATCTTTCTCCTTCTTGTATATGAAGTACTAACGAAATCCTCCCTTATGTCAAGGGAGGTGTAAACCTTCAATGCTTACACCTCCATTTATTTATTTTCTGTATTTTTTTCTGCTTTCTTTTTTAATCTTCTATCTCTTATTTCTAATGCTCTTTTAGAGTTTAGATATCTTATCCATTTTTCTAATACTTCAGGCTTTATTTCTCTATGACCTTTCTCCATCATATTTATATAATTTGATTTATATCCTAATTCATTTGCAACTTCTTCTTGAGTTATATTTCTTAAAATTCTAATATATCGCAATTTTTCTCTATTCATAATATCCCTTCCTTTTGTGATTTTTTTGTAACTGGAAAACAAAATAAAAAAGCAAGGGGATTATCCCCTCACTCACTATGCAGTTGTTTTTCGTATTACTACAACACCATCATCGCTTAATAATTTAGTAGCATAGATCATATCAGTAAAAATACCAGTTCTTTTATATTCTGGCTCTCTCTTTAATTCGATGTTTAGATCCTTTTTCATCATATATCCTAGTGCATTTTTCTTGATGATGAAAGATACACATTCCCCAGCATTATCATCATATGTACCATGATTAGCTATAAATACAGGTATTCCTCTGAAATATCCTAGTAGCCCATTTCTTACTATACCATTATTAGCCGTTGAAGTAGTATTTATTGCACTTGTAAAAGATTCCATGCTATAAAATGAAGGTACTAAATATGAGTGTACAACTATTCCTGCATAGGTATCTACATCTAAATCATCACCAAATAGCATATTTGCAGTATCTAATTCAGTTTCGGTTATTGCTTTAGCATTAGCAGTTGGTGATACTAGAGTTGATGTTTTAGCTTCAGTGATTAAGTCCTCATCAAGTTTTCTAGCGAACAATTGTGCTTGTTGTGATGCACCTTCTTCAATTTGATTTCCTAATGCAGTTTTATTTTCAATATCATACACAAGGAAACCATGTGCAACTTGTTTGATTGTTGCAGTTGAAGAAGTTTGCTTCAATTCTTCTGTTGTAATTACTTCACCTTTAGTAAGTTCAACAGGTTTATTCGTTGCTAAACTCCACTGTGGGAATAGTATAGTTTCCCCTACCGATCTAAACCCGTCAATTTCCCCTACATTTTTAGCAAGTTGTAATACTTTTACTTTTGAGTCAAATTTCTCTCTCACCATACCTGCGTACACTTGTGGCTTTATAAAACTCATATTATCAATCCTTTCTTATTTTTTAAATTAAAAAGGGGTCATGACGACCCCATATATAAAAAGCACCTATCACATCATGTAATAAGTGCTTATTTTGACAACTTACTATATAGTTCAGGATTATTTTCAAATAGATTCATTCTTTCAATATAACCCATTTTAGCAAATTGTTCTTTAGTAATACCATCATTATTCTTCTTGTTTGTTGGCTTATATGAATTGTTGAGCATATGCTTGTTTAGAACTTCTGATAGTTCATTTACAACGCTTTCAATATCTTCTCCTGTACTTAAAAATTTTGCTAATTCTGATGGTAGTTGATTCTTTTCAAGTGTTTCTCTTATTTTGAACTCTCTTTCTTTTGCAAGTAACTCTTGCTCTTTCTTTTCGAGTTCGAGTTCTTTTTCTGATTTTTCAGGTGGTAACTTACTTTCTAGTTCTTTGACTTTTTTCACATATTCAGTTCTAACCTTGTCAGTTTCACTCTGAAGTAGTTTTGTTACTTCTTCTTTAGTATAGTTATCTTTTTCTAAATCAAACATAATAAAATCCTCCTTCTAGTTGCTTGATATTAGCCCTTTTTCAAGTTCTAATACCTCTAAGCCCCTATTTTTTATTTGTAAATTAATTCTTTAAGTTTATATAATTTTTCCTTTGACAGTTCACGCCTACCATTCTTAAAGTAGTGTATTGTTGCAGGAGATACCCCTATATATATTGCTATATCTTTCCAGTATGTACTCGTCTTGTATTGCCAAATATGTAAATCATTCAACAATTTTTCTTTCTCTACATTGTTCATATCGCCCCTTCCTTTCCTGTAAATAATTACCGTAATTGTTTGAAAAAAATATATAAAACCCCTAAAAGGGGTATTATTGTAAAAAGAAAGTGCAACGCATCAATTCCCGTTGTCCAGCCATTTTTTCTTTTTTCGGAGGAGGAGGTGGGACTCGAACCCACATCAAAATGGCAAAATTTCCGTATGTCTAAACCTTTAAAAATTGAAAAAAATAGGAGGTAATATGTTTACAAAAATAAACTCTAAAGCAAACATCTAATTTGTATTAGATACTTGATTTAGAGTTTATTTATACCCCCTTCTATATATAGCGACTTTTAGAGTAAAATACAACCATTTTATAGATATTTTTTTATTTTTTATATATATCCTTCTCACTAATAGGGACTATTCAAACTAAAGTCAAGTAATTTTCAATAATAATTATAAATATTTTTTTATTTTTTATTATCATTCCATATATACTTGTCGCAAAAGTCCGATTTGTCAATATACTCTAGTTTTTTTTATAATATTTTTACAATTTATTTATAAACCTCCCTCTATTATACTTATACCTACAAAAACCTCGATTTTTATACCCCTATTTTATTCAAAAATATACAAAAAATCTAATAATTGCAATGTACTTATATGATTTCTTAATTTTTCTATTGCTTTAGATAAATTTTTCGATACATTTTTTTGCGATATTTTTAATCTTTTAGCAATCTGTTCTTGTGTCATACCTTCCTATTGATTTTATAATAACTTACCCCCTTAATTTACACTTTTTGATAAAACTTTAACAATATATATAAATGTTGAAATTTCAATAGTTACATAGAATTGTATAATTTTATAAACATTTTTAAATTTCGCCGAGATTTAATTAAAAATTGTTTTAATGATAAATAGGTCATGGATTGAAATTAAAGGCGTTTTAAAGCCATTTTTTATATTTTTGCTTTATATTATTTTGAATTATTTTTTCATTTGTATTGAAAAATATTCTAATATTATTAAATGCGAGTGGTTCTTTAATGTCGAATCTACTACTCAAATATTTACCTCCTCTATATAAAGTCTACATTGCAAAATACCAATTTTTTTGCAGTTTTGTAGCTTTTTTATATGTCATGAATTCCAATTAGAACGTGAATTAGCTATACAAGTTAAACATTGACTTTTCCATCTATTATTTGTTTTATCATAACTAAACTCACCCTTATTCACATCCTTAAACTCACCACACTTACTACATTGTTTAGCATGAAAAATAGAACTGCTTATGCAGTTCTATATATGTATTATACTCCTAACTCTAACAACGCTCTCCATACTTCACCCCCAATTCATTTATTAATAACCCTTCGCTGTCATATATCTCTACAATGTCGTTATTTTGAATTGCAACTTTCCAAATTTTGTCAAAGTAATATTCATAGAATTTAACACTATAATCGTCTTGCTCAACTATGATGTCTATGTTGTAGTATTGTTTTAGTTTTTGTATGAGATTTGCTTTCATGATATCACCGCCTAAAATATATTATCTTTATATATAATATGTTTAAATATAATATATCAAGATGAGTATAATATGTCAAGATACTATATTGAAAAATATTATATTTTTTTATATTATATTCATAGGAGGGATGATTAATGGTTAAAATTAAAGTAAATGATATATTAGACAAAAAGAATTTATCAGTTTATTATTTATCTAAAAAAACAGAAATTTCTTATAACAATTTATCTAAATTAATAAAAGGAGAAACTAGAAGTATATCATTTGAAATAATAGATAAGATATGCTCTGCATTGGATTGTGAGGTTGGAGATATAATCGAATATGTTCCAGATGAAAATTAGCAAGTTACAACTTTAGTAATGTTCAATAGGGTATTTTTTAAAAAATTAAACTTGCATTATATTTTTAATTTTTGTTATAATAATTATAGAAATGCCTTTAGCCGTCTAATCACCATCTTTTTTAAATGATAATCACACGGCTAGATCATTTTTATTAAGTTTATTTTTTTTACAGTTTTAGCAAATCATTTGCATATGACTGCCAATCTATGCAATGTATATCAGTTCCTGTTATCCCCAGGGACTGATATATTTTTTTGAACATTTCTTCAATAGATTGAGTCATTTTTGATTTGCTGAAGCATTTGGTTAAATACTTGTCCCAATGATAAATGTCTAGCCGATTCTCGACTAGTTCATATCCTATATTGATTATAGTTTTAAGGACTGTTGACTTACTCAATTCTAAAACTGTTGATAACTTTTCAATTAATTTTCTAGCATCTTCTATAGAAAAATAAGTATTCTGTCTATTATAATTCTTTCTGTCAAAATTTTTGACACGGTAATTTTCAATTTCTTCCTGCAATGCTAAATCATAGTATTCTTTTTGCAGGTCTAATATTATTTTTTCATAGTGCTTGCGTGCATAAAACTCTGGAGTTAATAACCACGGGAACATATACATATTATAATCCCATTTTCCATTTTCAGGGTTACGCATTTGTGTTACAACGATAAATGGTAGTCCATTTATCGTTATTTTTCTTAATTTCTGAATATGATAATTAACTGTTTGTCTTGTAATATGTAGCATCTTTGCTATACGTTCTTGAGAAGGATATGCACTCGCTTTACCTTTTTCCCAGATGTGTGAAAGTATACAATCTACTATTGCTTTAGCAGTAGGTTTTAATTTTAGGTCTAGGACTTGATTATAGTTGTATTTGTTTAAAGTAACCATTCATATCACCTACTTATATATTCAAATCTTTTAAAGGGTGATATTTAAGAAATTGTTCTTGTAGTTCTTTGTCGGTCAAGTCCAAATAAACCTGCGTTACTTCTATAGATGAATGTCCTAGTAGTTTAGATAATACATATATAGAACCACCATTTTTCAAAAACTGAATTGCAAAAGTAGCTCTCAATCTATGAGGGAATACATTATCAATATTTGCTTTTTTTGCTATTTTTTTAAGTTTAGTTTCGTATGACCCAATAGTCAGTTTAGTTCCCCTATTGGTAGGAAATAGCAAATCAGTTTGAAGATACAAATCTTTAAATTTAATCCAACGCTTTAAATCACTAGCAATTGTATGAGTTAGATATGCATATCTTTCACTTTTATTCTTAGTATCCTTTAAGATTATCGCTTTATTTCTAAAATCAACGTCTTGTTCTTTAATTGATAGAGTTTCCCCTACCCTTGCCCCAGTAGTAAGAAGTAATCTAGTAATAAGCCAATCCCTATATTCATGGAATTTTGTTGTATCAAACTCTTTAAGCAATATATCAATTTCTTTTTCTGTAAGTGCTTCTTTTTTTCTCTTTCTTTTCTTTAGATATTTAATATTTTTGATAGGATTTTTTCTCAGTTCTTCTTCTTCAACTAAAAAATTATAAAAAACTTTGATATTTCTGATATAATTATTGATAGTATTAGGGCTTATTTCTTTGCCTAGGTCTGTACGATTTTCAGGGCAATTTTTATCCATATTTGTAGTTTTAACAGTGTATTTTCCTCGTTCTTGTAAATATTGTATATACTGTCTTAAATGTGATGATCTAACTTCTAATGGTGTATCTATACCCAATTCATTTTCTAGGTAGTGGAAAAATAGATTGAGGGTTTGTTGATATGATTTGAGAGTTTTAGGAGATAAATTTTTAGAAGTGCAATATAACATAAAATCGTCTAGGTAAAACTTGTATTCTTTTGATTTAAGCAT